ATCCCGTTAAAAAACAAACGTAGTACGTTGGTCAACTGATCCTGATAACGCTGCTGATATTGCTGAGGCGCAACAGGTAAGTTCGGTGGGACAACAGCGCGGGGTGTACCCATTACCGTTTACCATCCGGGCGAATGTCGAATCTCATGGCACCCATCTGCCATGCCACGCCGAGTGCAGTCGATGCAATACGAAATGCAATCTGTCTGGCACGAACACGGGTGTAAACCTGATTAGTGTACTGCTCAATCGGTAGTACGACCGTCGCTGTCACTGCATCTGAATCGGGTGCGCCATAGGCAGAACCCGGATAGTTTCTAGGATACAAAGACAACGTCACTGCTGGCGTTGGATTGATAACAGTGTCTGATCCCAAGAACTTAACGTCTGGAATAATCTGAGAAACAAACTGGAATGACTCGCCGTCTCCAATGTCAAAGTCAGAAGTCTGAATGAAGCATTCAATCGGCTCAGGGGTTCCCGTCGAAACATCGTCCCAGCCGACTTCGTGGAACATCACCTGATTCGGCGCGACAAACGAGACCTCAGTATCGATGGTGTGCGAAGCAGCAGTTGTACCGCCAACACCGCGAACACAACCGGTAAGAGTATTACCACTAAGACCGGTATAACTGATCTTCTCTGAATCGATCTGAACGATTCCAGAATTGGGGTAAGACGATGCATTGACGAGAGAAATAGTCGTGACAGAGGAATTGATAGCGGTATCCAGATAACTGGTCTGGATACCAAAAGCCATCATCGCGTATTTGCGGATGGTCTGAGGGGCAAATGCTGATCGATTTAAACTACCGTAAGTCCAGACGTTTTCAAGGTAATTGAACACCGCGAAACTGTCGTTGACATAACTATTGGTAGATGGATAGAACCACCACACCTCACTGAACGCCTCGTTATTGCCGCAAGTTACCTGAGCAATCTGATCTTGGTTCAGGTTGCTGAAGATGTGCTGTCGAATGGTGCAAGGCAGTGTGTCAACGCGACCGTTGTAGACGAAGAACTTGTCGGTTCCCATCCAGTAAACGGTGTTGTTGATAGAAGCAATCGCATTCTGAGACGCAATGGAAATGTCTTGGTCAAGGAGATTGAATCCCCAAACAAACGGCGGACCCAGATACTGCATGGAGAACACGGCAGTATCAGTCAGCACCAAGATTTCCTGACGAGTGGAAATACCTGCGACGATCTCAGATCCGCTGGATATGCGACGTTCACCAGACTGGTTGGTGACTTCGGGAACCCATTCCCATGGATTCTCTTGGTCTGACCAACGAACCAAAAGGGGATCGAAGTCAGTTGTGAAATCTATTGGACTGTAAGGATTGGAACCCAGAGCGATAGTAAAATCGTTCAATGGGGAACCAATGACCAAGTTGGTTTGCGGTGGAACATGCCGACCGGCGTAACTGAAATCAACAGCAGTCAGCGTCAATGAAGACGTGGTGGCTGCGGAGATGGTGACAGACTGTCCACCGGTCCATGACGTAGTGACATAGGTTCCAGCAGTAATGCCGCTACCTGATACCACTGATCCGGTGTTAATGCCGGTCGCATCGGCTACGACAATGGTAGTTGCGCCAGAGGCTGCAGTAGCCACTGTTGAAAACTTGGTAATGCTGTTGGCTTTGTCAGCCAGACTGATGGCTCTAGCCCATGTCGTGGTGTCTAAGGTCCAGTAATAGATTGACCCACGTCGTTCAGCGAATATCAGATCATCTCCAAAGTTGAACTGAGACCAAAGGCGCAATGGAACACCTTGTGGATCAGATGATCCCCAGCCTCCAAAACCCCAAGGAGGACCACCCCAGCCAACCTGAGTCGTGTAAACGGCTGGGCCTGCATCGATCTGGTATGCGGCTAGGCACCAGTGAAGGTCACATAGGAACCAATGGTGGTTCCGTGTGACGTTGATCTAACGACAATGCTCCGGCTACCGGATGTAGTCGTGAAAGGGTCAAGGGTCAGGCTGACCGTACTGGCGAGAGGGGTAATGTCGTTATAAGTACCACCCAGTTCTACATAGTATTTCTGGTTGGTTCCCACGCCCAACAGGTTCTGGCCAGCGATAGCCACCCAGTTCCACAACGAACGGGGTACGCCTTCAAACGATCCGCCGTTGGAACTCTGATTGACCCAGCCGCCAATCTTCTGGGCATATCCGCCCCGGAACCGGACCTTGTCCACAGAGAAGAACCCGCCTTCATTGGCGTAGTTCGTGGTCTCTCGGTTGACACCCGGCTTAAATACAACCTTGGACAGCGGCATCACGCTACTCCAGACAAATACAACGCACGTTCATCATTGCGCCGTTTAACCAGTCCGGGCAATACCCGTCCACCTGCTTTCGTCCATTTCAGGAACTCGTCAGCAGCCTCTTCCAGTTCCCCGCGATTGGTCTTCATCCGAAGGGAAGAGCGTTGGAGATTGCCAAGACCCACGTTGAAGGCAAAAGATACGAGAGCATCAAAGACTCCCTGACGGCCAACAGCAGCAGGGCAAAGTCGAACCACGCCACGCTCAAACCGACCAAGGTCTTGAGAAAGTATCCGGTCCACCTCGTCCATCGTGAGAGTACGATCCCATCCCTCGGGTATCGGTAGATTCCGACGCTCCTCATACTTCACCGTTGCATGGGTTGGATCAATCACATGACCAACACCGACAGTCCACAACAACGCAGGGCAGCGGTAAGGCTTAGTCCGTACCCCCTCGTGATGTTTGATCATGTCGATTGCGGCCTTGGAGACTTTCACTTCTTACCGAACGCCTGTGTCCCGAACCAGAACGCAATAATTGAAGACAGGATCAACATCTCGTCATCCGAGAATACATTCTCCATTGCAATCGCAAACGGGATACCCGTCGTGTAGGCGTACCAAACACCCGCGATATTCAAAGCCACGAGTTCTAAAACAAAAATATACGTCACGACCGGACGCACTGACGCACGGAGGTTAATCATCCACTGCGATGCGCCCTTGCCAATCTCCATGTCGTGTTGATACAGAGCCACGCGCTCTTCGGCTGCGGACTGAACTTGCACCTGCTCTAATTTGATCTCTTCTACCCGTGCCTGAGCAATAAAGCCGCGCTCAGCCAAAGCCAACTCACGCTCCTTTTGAGCCGCAACCAAAGCCAACTCGTGTTTCTTATCCTGCCGGTCTTGGAAGATTTGTAGAATCTTGGGCAATCCGCCTGCTAAGAAAGACAGAAAGGTTGAGACCATGGTCATCATGGGTGCGTCCTCTTGTACTCATCGAACTCGGCTTTGAGTTCTTGGATGGCCTTGATTAACGGGGCTACCAACTCTTCATAGCCAATAGTCAAAACAGCATCGCCACCTTTGATTGTATGATCTTGATAGCCGCCGAAGTCCACACCCATCGCGTCCATTGTCTGTTTGACTTCTTGAGCGATCAAACCTTGGTGATAACGAGTGCGGGTATGGGTTCCGTTGTGAGTAATGTTGGCAAGTTTGTTTGCCTCTTCCCAGTTGGCGTAGTCCGTTTCCCATTGGTTAAACGCGACCTGATAAGCAGCGTCGTTAGGATAAGAAAGAGGATCGGGTTTTTCAGGAGGAGCGGTGCGATAGTCTTCACGCATATCCCACTTAAAGTCGCGGGGGCGCAGGGCCAGAATAAAATTTAACCCTAGTTGCGTATCACGAATATCAGTCTTATCCCGAGCATCCGAGCGATCCTGCACAGCGCCATAGGTATACTTCGTGGTTGACGAGTTACCAAGTTGAACTTGATTGCTGCCCGTTACGCTTGAGTTGTAGCCAAGACAAGTTGAGTTGCTGTAGTTACCGCTGGCGTATGCAGTATCTCCTAAAGCGGAATTGTTGTTTCCGGTACTGATCCCGCCGCCAGCAGAAAATCCGACAATTGAATTTGCACTACCAGTTGTAATAGCGCCACCAGCGTCCATACCAATTACTGTGTTATAAGTTCCGCTAGTAATGGCATCACCCGCTGCGTACCCAACGCCAGTATTTGCACTACCTGTAGTTAATAAACGAAGTGCCCAAAATCCAACAGCCGTATTATCTTGGCCTGTTGATGAGCCGAACACGCCTTGAAGTGCAGAATTTCCAACAGCGGTACTACCGTTAGCATTGATATTTCTGCCTGCTTGGTAGCCAACATAAGTGTTGAAAGACGTGTTGTAACCTGCACCTGCATCATAACCAATCGAAGTATTAGAAGTGCCCGTAGTAACGGCAGTTCCTGCGCTATACCCAATCAGCGTGTTGTTTGTGCCAGAAGTAATACTGTCGCCTGCGTCAACGCCAAATCCCGTATTGGATGCGCCAGTAAAACCCTCAAGTCCGGAATCAATTGCTTCAACAATGTCCGTACCGTTTGACACCAAGATTTGCTTGGCACCGTTTTCAATCGTGACACCTGTTTGACCAGCGACCTTCATCGTGATCGTGCCGGAGGTGCAGTTGTTATAGACGAAGTAGAGTTTCTTATTGGATGGAACAATGACCGTGCTACCGTTCCCCGTGAACTCTAAGTACATGTTCCGGGCTACGCCGGTTGCACCATTGGGTATGGTCAGGGTCAGGGTGGTTCCCGAGGTCAAGGACTGAACCTCGTAGCCGCTGATAGCCTGCTCAATCAGGGTTCCCAAGTTGGTATTGGTGGTGTTGCCCCAAGTACCCGCTTGATCGCCGGTTCCAATAAGTTCCAACGCGAGGTTGGGTGAATATGTACTAGGCATGTTTAAACCTCTACGCTGCTACCGGGGTCCAGATATCTGAATCGCCCGTATTAACTGGTGTCCAAACTGACGCTGACGGATCGGGGATTGGTGTCCACGGCCCGGTCGGTATGGGAACAATCTTACCCCAAACAGTGACTTGCCCCACGGTTC